GGCGGCCGACTTCACGCCGCCGGTCGAAGGCGACGCGATCCCTGTCAACGCCGCATGGCACACCGTCGCGATCTCCGGTTCGTGGGATGGCCATTTCATGGGCGCTTTCAGCGTCAATAAAGCCAAGCTCGAACAAATGCGAGACAACTTCGACGCGACAAAGACTGACCTCGTCGTGGATTACGAGCATAACAGTCTGAATCCCATCGCGGGCGAGAGTCCGGCCGCCGGTTGGATCTCGGCAATGGTCGTCGAAGATTCCGACGAGCACGGCGCCCGATTGCGCGCTCGCGTCAAGTGGACCGATCGCGCCGCCGCCATGATCCGCGCCGACGAATACCGGCATGTAAGCCCGACGATCATTTTCAATAGTCGGGACCGCAAGACCGGCGCCGATACGGGCTCGGCGTTGCATTCCGTCGCGCTGACAAATACACCTTTTCTTGACGATCTCCCCGAGATCCGTCTAAATAGTTTCCGACCAAACGCCGGCAACGGCGATCCCTCGGAGGGCGAAACCATGGATCCGAAAAAATACGCGGCGCTTTGCGTCAAAATGGGGTTGACCGTCGAAGCATCGGCCGACGATCTGATCGCCGCCGCCGACGCCGTGCGCGAGGAAAACGGATCCCTCCGGCGGATCTGCGAATCGGTCGGCGTGGCGCCTGATGATCCGATGAAAGCCGAGGGCGTGATCCTCGCGCTCGTCGGTCGTGTCGAGGTCGCCGAGGCCGCCGAGGCCGCCGCCATCGTCGCCGCCGCCGGCGCCGACGCCGAGGCGCGTTTCATCCGCGCCGAGGGCGCGGGCTTTGTGGACGCCACGAACGACGCTTTCGTGCGCTCGCTCGCGACCGACAACCCCGAGGGGTTCGAGGCGTGGTTTGCGGTCGCGCGGCCGATCGTGCCGCTCGATTCCAAACGCCCCAAGGGCTCGACGCGACCGGCGCCCGAGTCGAGTGGCGATCCGAAGATCGACGCCGAGATCGCGAAAATGTCGGACGCCGATCGCGCGACCGCCGAAATGCTCGGCTTGTCAGCGAAGGACTTCGTCCGCCACAACATGATCTGAACGCTCGCGCAACCCGCGACCGGATAGGAGATCGAGCCAATGACCGCGCTAGCTGCTGACCGAAAAACCTCGATGAAAGAGGGCGAACTCGTCGCCATTCCCGTTGCCGCCGCGACCACGATCTACCTCGGCGGGCTCGTGATGATCAACGCCGCGGGCAACGCGATCCCGGCGGCCGACGCCGCGTCGTCGAAGTTCGCCGGCGTGGCGCAAGACTCGATCGACAACTCCGCGGGCGCCGCGGGCGATCTGTCGGTCCAGGTTCGCAAGACCGGCGTTCACTCGTTCGTGGCGGCCGGGCTCGCCTTGACCGACCTCGGCGCCAAGGTGTTCGTCGCCGACGATCAAACCGTCGATCTGACCGGTGGAACGAATTTCGTCTTTTGTGGGCGGATCGACGTGTTCACGGTCGCGACCGTGGCGCACGTCGATATCTCGACCGGCGCGTTTGCCCGGACGCATGGCGTCGGCCAGATCCAATCGCCTGACGGCTCAGACCTCGCCACTACGCAAACGCTCGCGAATGAAATCAAGGCGGCGCTAAACCTCTAAAGGGATCGCGCCCTCGCGCGTTGAAAGGATCGATCAATGTCGGTTGCAGGACTCCGAGCACAGCTAGTCAACGCGAACCGGGGCTACCGCGCCCTGTTCTTTCAGGCGTTGGAAACCAACGCGGCGATCTACGATCCGATCATCAACGCGATTGCCGAGCGCGTCCCCTCGATGTCAAGCGACGAGTCGCATTCGTTCAGCCACGCGATCCCCTCAATGGAGGAGTGGATCGACGAGCGCCCGATCTCGCGCCTCGGCGTGGACGGGTTCACGATCCCCAACCGGAGCTATGCCAACGGGATCGAGATCGACCGCGACCACTTGGCCGACGACAAGCTCGGGATCTTTGCTCCCCGGATCCGCGGGCTCGCCGAGGCCGCCGCCCGGCACAAAATGAACCTGATCCGCGATCTGTTGAACAACGGCGATTCCGCGGTCGGGTATGATGCGGTGAACTTTTTCGCCACGACTCACCCGCGCGATTCCGGTGGAACGCAGAGTAACCTGCTGACAACGGCCGCGCTTGATGACGCGAATTACGAGGCGGCGGTTCAGCAACTCGAAGGCCTTACCGACGAGGTCGGCGAACCCCTCGCGGTCGAGGCCACGCACCTGATCGTCCCGACGAACCTCCGGCACACGGCCGCCAAGATCCTGAACGCGTCCACTCTCGCGAGTGGCGCAACGAACATCAACGCGGGCACCGCGTCTTTGCTCGTCGTCAAGGGTCTGACCGCCAGCAATTGGTTTGTGGCCGACTTGGGTAAGTCACTCAAGCCGATCATTTTTCAAGATCGCCAGGCCGTTCAGTTTATCGGGCAGGACAACCCGACCGATGAACAGATGTTCAATAGGAAGAAATTTCGCTTCGGTTCGGACTACCGCGGCGCGATGGGATACGCGTTCTGGCAAACCATCGTTCAGTCTCAAGCCTAACACCGGCTGACAGGGTTTCTGTAAAGGCCGCGCGTTGACTCTCCCCCGAGGTTGGCGCGCGGCCTTTCTTTTCGTGCTACGGTAGGCCATGCCGAATTACGCAACGCACGCAAACCTCGTCGAGCGCGTCGGCGCGGTGATCCTGATCCAGTGTACCGACGACGAGCAAGCGGTGACCGACGAGGATGGCGGGATCGTCGCGGCCATCGTTGACAATGCCGCCGTGGGAACGCGCCTCGACGCCGCGATCGACGACGCCGAGCAAATGATCAACGCGTATCTCCGAAAACAGAAACTGTTGACGGGGATCGCGGCGAGCGTTCCGCCCCTCGTCAAGTGGTTGACTTGCACGCTCGGGATCTACAACGTACACGAGCGCCGCGCCTCGACGCTAGAGATCCCGCCCGACGTGCGACGGCGCAAAGATGACGCCATGAAAATGCTTGAACAGATCGCAAAGGGTCTGATCACTCTCGGCGTCGAGCCGGTACCGACCAAGGGCGGGCAAGTGGTCGCCGAGGCCGACGGCCCCGATCGAACGTACACCGTTGACACGCTCGCGGATTTCTAATGGCCTCGCGTTTCAAGATCGAGTTTCAGACGAAAGCGCTACTCCGTAAATTGCGCGCCGCGCGCCGTCGTTCCAAGAATCAAAAGCCGGCCTGGAACAAAGCCGGTAATCTAATGCTCAAGTCGGTAGACGCGACATTCGCAGCCGAGGGTCGCCCGCACCGTTGGGTTCCTTGGGCGCCCTCGACCGCGGCGCGGCGGGCCGCATTGTTCGGCGGCAAGATCTTGAACGAGTTCGGATCAATGGAGGCCTCGATCGGCTATGCGGCCGGGCCGACCTATGTGGACGTCGGAACGCAAGGGATCGTTTATGCGGCCACTCATCAGGTCGGACGCGAGCCCGTCCCGGCGCGCCCGTTCTTGGTAGTACAAACCGAAGATGAGATCGCGATTGCAAACTTGATCGCCGATTTCATAACGGAACCATTGAGGCGATAAGTGCGGTTCGGCGGCACTAGCCAATTCGGCCCGGCGATCTACGGCGGCGAACCCTACGCCGTGCAACCCGGCTATTATGTCGATCGCGCCCTGTCGGCGCTGTCCCGGTTCAAGCGTGTCACTACCGGCGGCGTAACGACCGGCTTTGCGAACTCGATCGCGCGGTTCACCGGATCGATTCGCGACCGCAACACCGCGGCCAAGATCATCGACATCATATCGAAGGCACAAACGCCGGCGTTCTTTGTTGGCTTCGGTGGCGGATCGTTCACGCCGCACACGGTCGCGGGCTCGACGTGGAAAGAACAGATCGACCTATCGGTGATTTGCGTGGCGTCGCATTTCGACTCCCGGTTGCGCCGACTCGAGGGGCGGAATCCGGTAAACGATCCCGGGCTCGACGCCATGACGGGGATGGCGATCACGTTCGTCATGAGGGAGTTTCTAACCCTGCCGAGTTTGAAGCAACCCGAGCCCGTTGACCGCCGATACTTTGAATTCGGCCCGAAGCGGTTTGTTTCGATCGTCGGGTTCCGGGCCGACATTTTGCACGAGGCCTTCGACGACGCTCCGAACCTTTCGCTCCCGTCGCTGGAACGACTCGGGATCTGTCATTCGCCTTTGACCTTGGCGGAATTGTTCTTGACTGATAATGTGACCCCCAAAGTCGGCCCGTTCGATCCGTTCGACGACGATCCGACAGCAAGCGACGATCCGACGAGCCCGGCCAGTGGAGTTGCGACGCTATGAAAAAGCGAATCCGAGTTAGAGCAAGAACACTGGCCGATCCCGCCCTCAAAGGGAAAGCCCGCTTTCTGGCCGAGGGTTCCTATCGCGACTATATCGGCGAGGATCCCGAAGGCCGCGAAGTTGACGACACGCCCTTTTACCGGCGCGCGATCCATCTTGGAGATCTCGAACTCGTCAAGCCGCGCGCACCAAAGCAGACCCGGCCAAAGCGTAAGCCGACGCCACTCCCCGCGCGCAAACCCGCGCCCATGATCGACGATGACAGCAACGCCACGCCCCTCGGCGACGAAAAGGATCAGTAATGAGCATTCAATTTGACGAACTCGACACGACGATCCGCGTTCCAACCGTTGCCGTTGAAACCGATTTGACGAGCGGGCGGCAATCCGTCCCGACGTTGGAAAAGAAGGCGCTGCTATTGGGCGTCGGCCTCGGCACCGGCTCGGCGGTCGTCGGCGATCTCGATCAAGTCACGTCGAGCGCGCACGGCCGCGCGTTGTACGGCGAGGGATCGATGCTTTCCCTCATGGTCAATGCCTTTCTCAAGGTGTCGCCGAACACGCCGCTATGGGCCATGCCGTTCACCGAATCCGCCGGCGTCGCCGCCACGGGCGTGATCACGCTGGGCGCCGCGCCGACCGCGGCGGGCGTGATGAAATGGACCGCCGGCGGGCGCTCGTTCCGCGTTCCCGTCTCGGCGACCGATACCATTACCACCGTCGGTGATGCAATGGTCGCGGAGATGGACAACGCGATCGATCTTCCATGGACATCGGTCAACGCCGTTGGCGTCGTCACCATGACGGCACGACTCAAGGGGATCGAGGCGAACTCGCTCCGTTATCGTTCGTCCACGACCGCCGCCGGTTTGACGACGACCGACACGGGCGCGATCTTTGCCGGCGGAACGCTGGCCGGCGATCCCGCCGTCGAGCTAGCCACGATCGAGGGGCGCCGCTTTCATATCGTCGTGCTCGGAACCGACGACGCGACGGCGATAGCCTCGACGCAAGCGCACGTCGAGCTATTGTCAACCGCCCTGAATCAGAAGTGGGGGATCGGGATCGCGCCGAGCGTGACAACCCGAACCGCCGCCGCCGCCCTCGTGACGACCGCCGACACGTATCGAATGCAAGTCGTTTGGCAGATCAACGCCGAAAAGCCTATGTGGGAGATCGCCGCCGCGTTTGGCGCCGAGCGCGCCCGGGTCACGACCCGCAATCGAACGCTCGATTATCACGAGCTTGCTGGCCTTTCGGCAACCTTCGATCAGACCACTTGGCCGACGCGCTCGGAATACGAGGCCGCACTTGCGGCGGGCGTTACTCCGCTCCGTTCGCTGGAAAATGGCCGCGTCGAGGTCGTTCGATCCGTGCTCGCGCGTGTCACGTCGCCGGCGTTCATCGATCATAACCCGCTGGAAATCTCGGATTTCATCGACGAGGATCTGATCGCGATCTACCGTGCGCGATACAAAGACGCGGCGTTGAAGGTGTCGAGCCCGGCGAACACTCCCAACGTGCTCACTCAAGCCCGCGCGCTCGCCGTCTTGCACGAGCGTATGTTGATCTGGGATCGCACCTTGGATTACACGCAAGGCGCGGCGCTCGACATTGCGAACGAGCGAACCGAAGCGACGCCCAACGCGGCCGATACTGGCCGACTCGATATCGGCTACCCGTTCCGCCCGGTGTTCGGCGCGCACGTTATCGCCGTGCTCAAGACTTTTCAAACCCCGGATCTCATCTAAGCGCCGCCGCTTTCGATAGGAGCAACCGATATGCCGCCCACCGATTATGTTAGCCGCGCCTATGTGGACGTTGACGGGACCAACGCCGGCGTTTCGGAAGTGTCGTGGAACGGCGCCGCCGACGGCCTCGAACCCGTGAAAACGATGAACCGCCAGAATCGCGGCGTCGGGTATACCAACGGCGCCATGATGTACACTTTTAGCTTGACGTATCCGCTTGCCGTCAAAGGCGAGGAAGTCGATTTCCACCGGCTTATGGTCGATGAAACCGAGTTCGCCGCGACGATCGAATACGAGGGCGGCGGAACG